TCAGCCATCGGCCACCTCCGGCCAGCGACTAGGGCGGCATTCCCAGCGGGATCCTTCGACCAGGTGCTCGAGCACGTCGATCCGAGCGCGGGCGACGGCGAGGCGGTCGAGCGCACGGCGCCTCGCCTCCGCCAGGGCGGCAGCGGCAATCCAGCCGGCGATGGCGAGGACCTCAGCCACGGGCGGCCACTCCGCGACGCCAGGCGTTCATGACGGTCGCATGGTCCCGGTTGAGCGCGCGCGCGATTTGCCACCATGAGAAGCCGTGGTCGCGCCCGCGGACCGCGACCCGTTGGCGGGTCCGGAGCAGGTCCTGCCGTCGGCATTCGCTCCGAAGCTGACGAAGCGGGATCGCCGCTTGAGTCGCCTCGAGCACGACCAGGGCGGCCAAGTCCGCGGGCACGCGGGCGAGAAAGGCGAGGCGTTCAGTTTCGCTCATGACGCAGCCGGCGGGCTGCGCCGATCGGCGCGGTCGATGATGCGGGCGGCCGCGCGGGACATGCGACGCATGTCGGCGAAAAGGCGCGCTTCGCGGGCTTCCTCGATGGCCAGGCGGATGGCCGTGCCGATGCGGTACCAGCAGTCGGTGCAGAGCAAGCGATCGCGCCTCGGCCGCCGGCCGCAGCCGGCGGTGAGGCAGCAGGGCGGGCGCAATGCGCCGTGGCGGCGGTGGCGGCGCCGGATCACGACGACGCCGCTTCAGCCCGTTCATCGCGCCGGGCCAAGATCATCAGGCGCCCGCGGATCGAGTTGTTGCCGCGGCCCATCGTCCGGGCAATGCGGCTGAGCGGTTCGCCCTGCCGCTCGAGGCTGAGGAGCTGGGCGTCCTCGACCGGAGAGAATGGGCGCACTGTCCGTCCATTGCGGCGATAAGGCCGGTCACGCTGGGAGCTTGGTCGCCGACACTCCGGGGGCACATCGGCGCCGAGCCGAAGACATTGCCAGTCGATCGCGCCTCGGCTGACCAAGACTCCCTTGCGTTCGAAGTGGCGCTGGATCCGCGCGGTGGTCCAGCCCTGCTCGCGCAGCTCGGCCATTTCGTCGAGCTGGGCCTCGGTGAGAATGCGGCCGTGGGTCACGACGTCGCTTCCTCGGTCTCGAGCTGCTCGGCGGTCGCGGCTTCAACTTCCTCGGCGTTCTCCTCCGCCACGAGCGCGGCTTCTTCCTCGGCGAGCTCGGCCTGTTCCTGCTCGTAGAGGCGCTCGGCCTCGGCCATCGCGGCTTCGACGTCGGCCGCAGGGATCTTGATCAGCAACGCGATGACGAAGTTGCCATCGTCGTCCTGCTCGACCGGATCGATCCAGCTACCGTGGTTCGATGGCCAGAAGGCGCGGCCCTCGAGCGGGGTACCGGCCACCTTTGGCGCGGCGAGCCGGATGGCACGTTCCTCGATCGCCTCGCGGCGCTCGCGAGCGGCGCGCTGCTCGGGCGTCTCGGGCGTGTAGCCTGAGCGCGCCGGCTGAGATTCGGGCTCGGCGCGCACATAGCAATAGCCGAGTGGCTCGAGCGTCGATCCATCGCTGGCGATGGCGAACGCCATCACGGTGTCCGCTCGCTTCTCTTCGGGGACGCTGTCGGGATTCAGTCCATAAGCGCGCTTGAACCCGGCGGGGGCTTTCGGTTCGGCCCAGCTCGGGCCGCTCCATGGCTTGACGACGCCGTCCAGGAAGCCCTGCTCCTGGGCGAAGTGCTGGGCGTCCTCGGCGGTGCGCTTCGCGCAAAGCTTGTCGACGATCGACGGGTCGAGGATCACGTCCTTGTCCTCGGTGCCCATGAACAGCTCGCGCTCGATCCGGCCGCCGGCGGCGCGATAGGCGTCGAGCCCGACATAGATGACGGCGGGGTGGTCGATCGAATAGACCTTGCCCCTCATCGCATCGCGGATGGCCTTGGCGGAGTGGCCCCAGCTGCCTTTCTTCTCCTCGGCGGCGAAGACCTTCATCTGCAGCTTGTGGTCGGGATAGCTCGCGTAGGCCTTGGCCGCGTCGAGGCTGATCCGGTTCTCGCGCAGTGCGTCGAGGATCTCGGGCGCGAGGTCGGCCAGGCGAAGCCGCTGCTCGACGTGGCGCTCGGTGACGCCGAAGCGGCGGGCGCAGTTGGCGATCCGTTCAGACCGGTCGACGATGCCGCCCGATTCATAGCAATCGATGATGGTGGCGAAGGCGCGGAACTCGTCCGCCGGGTTCATCGGGATCCGGAGGTTCTCCGCGAGGCTGGCCTCGGTCGCGTCGTCGCGGGGAACGACCAGGCAGGGGACCGGCCAGTTGCGCGGCAGCTCCTTGCGCTCGACGAGCAGTTGCAGGGCGCGCAGGCGGCAACCGCCGGCGTCCACCTCGTAGAAGCCCTTCCCGGTCGGAGATTCGGAGACGACCAGGTTCTGCAGCAGGCCCTTCGAGCGGATCGAGGCGGCCATGCTCTCGATGTCGAGGTCGGGCGCGGGCGTCTTGCGCACGTTGCGCGGGGAAAGCAGCAGCTTGTTCAGGGGTACGGTGATCTGCATATCAGCCTCCGGTGCCAGTAGGGTTGGTGCCGCGATCCCCAGCCTGCGCTGGGGCAGGCGAGCTTCGGCGGCGGGCTTGCTCGCCAGCGTCGTCAGGCAACGGCGCTTCGGAGTTCGGGGACGGGGCGTCGGCTTCGGCCGGCGCCCCGGCTTCGATGGGGGCGGCGTCGGCGCCCGCGGGCTCGGCCGGCGCGGGGCTGTAGCGGACGCCGCAGAAGGGGCAGTAGGTCGGGATCGCGAGCATCGGCCCTTTTCGGGTCCGCCGCTCGATCTTCTCGGTTCCGATCGACGGATAGGTCGCAGAGGATCCGTCGCGGCCGAAGGCGAACGTCACCTGCAGCTTTGTGTTATGCTTCGCGAGCAGGCGGTCCATCGTCGCGATGCAGTCGCAGGCCATCACAGCACCTTCCGAAGGTCGATCGGGAACCAGCTCGAGGTGTTCGCGAGGGCGCGGGCCATCGCTTCGACCGATTCCGGATTGTGAAAGACGAGGGTCAGGACGGGTTCGCGGCGGCGACCGTCGGGCGGCACGTCGCTGCCGATCGGCCGGTCATGATCGCAGTCGTAGAAGTGGATCCGCGGCGGATTTTCGCCCGGATCCCCGCCGACCTGATAGCGGCCGACGCCGAGCTCTAGGACGAGGCCCGGCATCAGCGCAGGTTCCCCGTCAGCCAAAGAATGAGCATCGCTAGGATGAAGAGGGCGGAGGGCGCACCGATCACGAAGGCGCAGCCATCAATGTCGCTTTGCGCCGCCATCAGCTGAGCCCCAGCGCGGCTTTGTAGGTTTCGAGGAGGGCCTCGGCCTCCTGGCGGGCGTTCGCCTCCATCTTCCGGAGGCGGACGATCGCGCGCATCGTCTTCGGGTCGTAGCCGCGGGCCTTGCCCTCGGCATAGACGTCGCGGACGTCGTCGGAGATCCCGCGCTTCTCGTCCTCGAGGCGCTCGATCCGCTCGATCAGGCCGCGCAGCTCCTCGGCGGCGACGTTGGCTTCAGCCATGGAGCGCCACCGCGGCCGCGGCGATCGCCGGCCAGTGATGCGTGATCAGGATCGCAGCGGCGACGATGGCGCCCAGGCCGGCGCCGAGACCGGTGTCGATCACCGACTCCCTAATGTCCTGCCCCAGGGTAGAGCGGTTCGGCGCGCAGGCGCGGCATTCGCACCAGATCGGATGTATGGGCGTGGCCAGGTGGCGGTTCATGCTTGGTCCTTTCTTCAGGCAACAGAAAGGCCGTCCCGCCGGTACGGCGACGGGTGGTGATTGGTTCGGAAGAGGGAAAGCCGGGTTCCGGCCTGGCCCGCGGCCTAGGCCGGGGCAGGCTCGATCAGGCGCCGGTGGCTACGGCCTCGGCGCAGCCGTCATCATCATTCGCAGCGAGCGGCGGCACCTCCGGGCCGCAGCCGCCGGCGAACTTCGCCGGGGCGCCGTCGTCGTTGGCGGGCGTGGGAAGCGCCTTGCTGCGGGGCGGCGCCATTCGGAGGTTGATCTCCGGGTTGGGCCGCGCGCTGGGCGCGATGGTGTAGAGGATCTCGAGCGCGGCCGCGAAGGTGTGGCCGCATTCGAGGTTGGAGCATTGCATGTTCAGCTGCTTGTAGGTCGGACCTACGGCGCGGCTGCTCCTGGTTCGCGCTTTCTGCCCGCAATGCGGGCAGTCAATCGACAGGCGGGGGCCTGTGGCCATCGTCATTTCCCCTCCCCGGGGACGGATCCGGCGCGACCGGCAACGCCGGCAGGATCCGCTCGCACGTCGCTGCTCCGCCCCGCGCGGAGCTTGGCGAGCGTGTTGGTCTGGGCGGCGATCGATTCCTCGAGCTCGCGGATGGCGATCGCCTTCGTTCCGTCGCAGGCTCCCGGGCGGGCGGCCTGCATGACGGCGGCGATCGCATCGCCCGATTCCTTTGCTGCCGTCGCGCCTGCCTCCAGGATCGCGTCGGTCGAGAATAGCGCCCGCGCCGTGTCGGCCTCGAGCCGGGTGGAGTAGCACTGCCAGAAGGGGGCGCCGTCGCCGCCGGCTTCCTGATAGGCGACGTCCAGCGCGAGGGCGTCGTCGAGCGTGATGGCGGCGCTGGTGTCCGGATCGCTCCAGTTGCGCACGGTGCCTTCGCGCTTGCCGACGATCGCGGCGGCGTTGTCCCAGCCAATCAGCGCGGCGATCTGGGTGAGCGCGAGGTGGAAGGTGAGGGGGGCGCGGCGCTTGGTCATGCCCAGTGGCCCCCTCCGCGGTCATTGACTGCGTGCGCGGTCTCTTTCTCGAGCCCGATCAGCCTGGCCGAGCTGATCGGGCCGGCATCCGCCGGGCGGCTCCGAGTGAGTGGAGCAAGCTCGGGGGAGCGAGTTTGGAGACGGCTCCCTGGGTGGGTTTCACCGCCACCCGGCGGATGACTGGATCCCGGCCCGTCGGTACGTTGGGCGGGATCGGTGAGGTCTTCGAAGCGCTCGAGCGCCGAGCCGAGGCGGCGCAGCGCCGCATATTGAGCGGCGCGCAGTGGCGTTCCGGACTCGAGCTCGGCCCCGAAGGCTGCGAGCGTCGCGCCTGCGGCGCCGATGAGTTCGGCCGTCTCCGCCTTGGATTGCGCAACGAGCGCGCCGAAGGCCGGAGTCGATCGTCTCGACTTTCCCCCTTGCCCGCCCATCAGGAGACGGGCTCGCCGAGTTGGGAAATGGGCCGCCGATTCCGATCCGGATTCGGCGGCCCGCCCGCTATGGTGCGCCCAGCGGGGGTCAGTGCAACAGGGAGACCTTGCGGGGCAGCGGGATCAGAAGGGGCGGGATTAGCCGTATCCGGCCGCAGGCCGAGCTTCTTGGCGATCTGCAGCGACTTGCCGCGGATCGCTCTGCGCCTGCCCGACAGAATCTCGTAGACCAGCTTGGCCGCGAAGCCGTTCTCGCGTGACCAGTCCTCAACCGACTTGCCATCCAGGACCAGCTTGGCGCGAGCTTCACGAATCGACTGCGCAGGGATCGGGCCCAAGATTGACTCGGCAGGTATCACGGCTTCGCCTAAACTGTGGAATGTCGCGTCAGCCTTCCGCAGTTATGGGAAAGAGTCAACCGGGATTATTCAATCCTGTAGAATTTTCCGCGCGCCTGAAGGCGGAGCGGCAGCGTACGGGATTGAATCAGAAGGATTTTGGCCAAATCGCCGGCGTCGGGTTGCAAACCCAGAGCCGCTACGAAACGTCCGAGACCCAGCCCAATGCAGAGTATTTAGCGGCGCTGGCCCAAGCGGGTGTAGATATTCTCTATTTGCTCACGGGCCAACGAAGCGAAGGTCCACGTTTGAGTCGCGAAACCAGCGACCTAGTAACCGAGCTGGAGCAATTGCCGAAGCACATGCGCGAAGCGGCGCTGACGGTGGTCAAAGCCTTGCGCAAATCTGCCGAACCTTCCGAGCCTGGGCCCACAATGCATGGTGGCCAACAGGATTATCGCGTCGAAGAACATCGCTGATGCCTTAGCGGCCGCCCCTCGACAACAAGTGTGGAATAATTCTACGTTCGCTGCAGGGGATCGGAGGGGGAGGGGCAGGTGAAGCCGGGCGAGAAGAAGTGTCCGCGCTGTGCCGAGGTGATCAAGTCAGACGCAAAGGTCTGTCGCTTTTGTCAGCATGAGTTCTCGGAAGCCGATCTCGCAGAAGCTCGGCGCGGCACGACTCAGGCCAACAAAGCTGGCGCCATGGGTTGTGCTGTAATTGGTGCGCTGGTCATTGGAGTGTGCGCTTTCACCGGCGGCGAATCAGCCGAGCAGAAGGTGCAACGTGAGGCCGCTGCGGCCGAGGATCGTCGGAAAGGCTTCCACTGCCTCAGCGCCTGGGACGGTAGCCATTCGGGACTTGTCGACACGGTAAAGGCAAGCCTCCGCGATCCGGAGTCGTTCGAGCATGCGGAAACCAGGATCGGGCCGAACGTCGAGGGAAGTCACCGCGTGACCATGCAATATCGCGCTCGTAATGGGCTCGGCGGAATGAACGTGGGAATGGCGGTCGGGCAGGTTAGCAATTCGACTTGCGAGGTATTGGATGTGGAGCTTGCCGATCTCAGTTCGATAGTACGGCCTAGCTTCTCCGAAGCAGGGGAAGCTCATGGCAGATAACTCACTCAGCCTTTATTTTAAGCTGAAAGAACAGGAGACGGCGGACCTAGAGATAATTTCAGCAGCCGCCATCGCTTGGGTTGAGACGCTTAGAGCCGTTGCGCAGGCGATCGATCCGGAGAGCGACGTGAAGGTGGAGCTGGTCGACGTCGATCAGAGCAGCGCAATCTTCAATACTCTGGTCGATTGGTTCGAGAGGAATGTCGATCCGCACTTGGAGCGGATTGCTCGCGGGTATGACCGCCAGCCTCGCTCTCGAAAGCTACTCCTTGCTCTCGCCCTTTTCACGATAACGACCGCTTATCCGACTTACGACGTATATTTCGGCGACACGTTTACCGAGGAAGATCGCGAAATGCTGAGGCGGATCGAAGAGCAGACCCGCCATCACCCCGCCGTTGTGACCGCACGTAGCAAATTTTACAGGACCGTTGAACGTGAGCCCGCTGTGGTGGGCGTAGGCATCAAAGAGAAGCCGAAAGATGAGCCGATTGTCTTCTTGGACAGGAAATCGTTCCCGTATGATGACGGGCTTTTCACCGTCGAGGAAGATACGCCCGCACGGGTTACTCAAACGGTGCTGGAGGTCGTGCTCGTGAAACCGGCCCTCGTACACACGCCGCGATCGTGGACGTTCAAGCCCGATGGCCTACCGGAGTTCGACGCGGTGATGCGCGACGCCCGCGTTTTGCACGCGATTCAAACTAAGGGTTTTCCGGAGCAGATGCGCGAAGGCATCCGAATGACCATCCGAATTGAAACTAGAGAAGTCCTGGAAGATGGGCGCTGGCGACTGATGCGGGGAGGCCGATCGGTGATGCGAGTGATCGATCCGAAGTTCGACTAATCGGATCCACCCGCCACCCAGAAAGCTATCACCAAGCCGACGAGCGCCAAGCACGCGATGATGAATGTCGCTCCCGGAGCGAGGTGCCAGAAGCCAAATAACGCCACGAGGGTGGTAACGGTAATCGCTAGGCCAGAGAGCCAGGCCCGGCCACTTTCGCGCTTCGTATTCCTGTGCTGGCGCGGCATGTCAGGCCCCATGTCGAAGACTCGCATGATGACCACCCTGAAACAAGCCCGGAACGAGGGCTAAATCGAGCTCAACCTGGATTCGTGCTCGAGCCGATCGACCACCTTGTCGATCCGTATCACCTTGCGGCATTGGAACGGGTCCAACGCAACGGGTGATCGCCATCAAAGGACAGCCAACTCCCGCGACGAAAGCGGCGAATGAGTTGCGCAATGGCATCGACAAAACCAAGCGTGGCCTAATCGGCCAGGATCTGCGGAGGAGCAATACCTATGTTGGCGAGCATCCAACGAGGCGATGGTTCGGATCATGTCGGGCCCATCGCAGCACCGTTCCGCTCCGGACCATCGCGCAGCTGAGATCCTCGCCCGTCGGCGTCTCGCACCAGGCGACGACGCGGCGATAGCTCGTGCCGACCTGATGGCAGGTGAGCCGTCGTCCCACCGCCAGTCGGTCCAACTCCGCCTTCGCCGCCTCGGCCGACGCTACAGGACATGGGTGTCCGTCAAGGCATCGGCCGTCGAGTTCGCGCGCCGCTATGCCGGACAGGCGGATCCGCGAACCGTTGCGGCAATGGATCGGGCCGTCGCCGTCGTGGACGCGCAGGACATCGCAAACGAAGGTGGCCGGTGAGGGATCCGGGTCATCCTGCGCCGCAATTGCTCCGCATGCGGCGGTCGCCAGTCCCGCCGCGGCAACGGCGGCGATCGCGGCGATCCTCACCGTTCTAGTTCATCGACGTCGACGTCCTCGAGCGCCGCAACGCATCCGCGAAACTCGCCTCGATAACGCTGTACGTAGCTGCGACCAATTCCGAGCGCGTCGGCTATGGCTTGCGCTTCCTCCTCGAGCAGCCGGCTGCGGCCTTCGCACCGCTCCAGCCTGGCAGGCGGGATCCCAGCGCGGCTGGCCAGCTCGCGCAGGGTGAACCCGCTGTGCAATCGCCACGCCTTCACCGGATTCATACCGCCGATGATGCGTTCGGCAATTTCGTCGGGCATCGCCATCACATGGCCGCTTCTGGCGCCGCATCAGTGGCGCGTCGCCTGGACCATGGCTCGGCCGTGCGCTCGAGCTGCATCAGCTCGTCGGGGAAGCAGCGCTCCTGGAAGGCACGCACGTCCTCGAGCGAGCCGCGCAGCCAGCGATCGTAATCTTCCTCGTGGAGAAGGACCGGCATGCGGTTGTGGACCGGGCGGACGAACTCATTGCAGTTCGTCATCAGGCCCGAATAAACGGCTCCCCATTCATTCGACTGGTCCCACATGCCGGCCCAGGCGAAGACTTCCGTCTCCTTGAGACTGAACCAGGTGCGCGTCTTCGAGCCCTTCTCGCCCTCGGCCTCGCAGAAGCCGGTCAGCGGAATGAGGCAGCGATGCTCGGGCTTTCCGGCGATGAATTTCCACGGATATTTGCCGACGTCCGCGATGTTGTTGACCGGCTTCGGCTTCGAATCGGGCTTCATGAACTTGAGCCGCATCGGAAAGCCCCAGGTCATGGCCTCGACAATGCGCTCGCCGCCGTCCTCGCGTACGACGATGCCGCGGCCGCCCGGGTAGACCTCGCCCGGGCCGGCGTTGAAGTTGGCCGGGATCTGCGCCCTGAACAGGTCGGCGATCACGTCCGGCGATTTCTTCTGCGTGTAGAGGTTGCACATGGGCGCTATGTCGGGCGGCCGGGCCGCCGGAGTCAACGCCGGCGGCGCAGCTCGCGCTTCCAGTCCAGATCGGTCGGCATGGGCAATCCCGTCTCGGTCGGTTCCTGGTCGACCAGCTCGATCTCCGTCGCGCGCACGAGCTCGTCGCGATCGCTCCAGCACGGAACGCAGACGAAGCGGCGAGCCGCCGACGCGAGATTGTGCCGCCATGCCCGCCGGTGGAAGTACCACCAGAGCGCGGCGGATTCGAATATGGCGGCATGTCCGCACCTGGGGCAGGTGATCCGGACCCGCCGCTGCCGGGCCGCCGCATCGAACAGGTCCCGCAGCGGGTTGGCCGAGGGAAGCTCGCTCATCTTACGGCACTTGCCGATCGTCGCCGATCCGGTCCGCAAAGATGTTGCCCGGCTCGGGGCGCGCCACCGTCCAGCCGAGGCTGGCGAACCGATCCGCCAGGTAGGCGGCAAGGTCGCGTTGCGGGTCGGGCGCCTTCTCGGGATCGTGGCGCTTCTCCGCCCTGGCGCGCTCATATTCGGCATCGCGCTGCCAGATCCACCGAGGGGAACCGCGGATCCAGAGGCGAAGGGCCATGCACAGTTCGTCGGTTTCAACCGGGATAAGCGACTCGGACATGCGGAACATATAAGGAACGCAGGTCCGCGCTTCCAGCGAAAGCGGCGGCAACGATGCGGCCGCGACCGCGTTATCGGCTTTCCAGGAGGAGCGACGAGATGCCGGGAAGATGGCGACGCTTTCAGGTCAGCGGCGTGGATTCGGAAGGCGACGTGCACTTGCTCGAGACCAACGACCTCGCTCGGGCTCGCGCGACGCGCGACCAGTTCCGGGAGGATCTGGACGACGTGGAGTTCCTGGAAGATATCGACCTGGCCGAGCAGATGGACGCCCCCGAAAGCCGGCAGCGCCGCCTTCGATCCGAGCCGTTCAAAGGGGACGAGCTCTAGGAACGCGTCTCGAGCTTCAGACGCGTCCTTAGGCCGGAGGCGCTGTCGAGCGAGTGGGTCACTTCGGCGATGAGCCAGGACTTCGTGTCGATCTCCGGCTTGAACCCGGCGAGGGTCATGGGCCGTTCGGGATAGAGATCGGGCCTGCCATAGGCGAGCGTGATCTCGAATTCGGCCGCGGCGCGGATGATGCGGCGGGCCTCGGCCCGGGCCGCCTCTCGCGCCTCGGCTTCGGTGGCGTAGACGCGGCGGATCCGACGCGTTCCGCGGTCGCGGCCGCCGCTGCCGCCGGCGGGACCGCCGACTTCGGCGCTGACTGTCTCACGCTTCGCGCCGGCCTGACTGTGCCAACGGGCCTCGACCTTGTTGTACTTCCCGCGTTCGACGCGCCGGAAGCTGTATTTGTCGCCATCGCGCTTCGTGAGAGCGGCGGCGGGGATCTCGCGGCCGCCGGGCGTGACGCCGGCGCCGATCGGCATGAAGATGAGCCGGCCGTCCCGGATCTGGGCGACCGCGTCATGGCGTCGGCCGAGGCGACGGATCAGCGCCATGTCGCTGACCTGGTCCTGGGACAGGACCGGCACGGCGATCGACGCGAGATCGGGCGCGACGTGCGGCTGCAGGCCATTGGCGCCGGCGACCTGCTGGACGATCGCGCCGATCGTCGTGTCGCGGTGGCGGCGCTCGCGGCGCTGTCGATAGCCGGCGGTGAGGTCGGCCGAGCGGGCGCGAATCGTGATCAGGTCCGGCGGTCCGCCCCAATCGGCCTCGTCGACCTTGAAACTGCCCTTGTCGACCAGGCCGACCGGCAGTCCGGAATCGGAGGTGGCCGACGTCCAGCCGAGCGAGACCTGCAGGCGAGCGCCTTCGCGCGGAATCGCCATGGCGCCATCATGATCGTGAATCGTGAGGTCAAGCTGGTCGGCCTCGCCGCCGCGCTTCTCGCTGACGGACAGCGAGATCAGCCGCGGCGCGATCGCCTCAGTGAGATCGCGGCCGTCGAGGGTGACGCGGAAGCCGGGGATATTAGCTTCGGGCACGGCCGAGGAACTCGGTTGTCTTGCCGCAGGTCCGAGGCTTCACGACGAGTTCGCCGCGATCGAGGCGGCAGCATATGCACGGGCAGGACCTGGTGCACATCGGCACGTCGATCGGCGCGCGCAGCGCGTCCTGATCGACTCCGCGAAAACGGTTCATCGCACCCTCCTCAGCTCGATGGTGAAGTCGGTCTTTCTCGGTACGCCATTGTCCATCAGCACCGATTGCTTCCGGTCGATCGACTCGATGTCGTAGTGGCCCCACACGACGCCCTCGGAGTCGACCAGGGGATGGGCCTCGCCCTGGCTGGCGAGCTCCTCGAGGACGCGCATGCTGCCGAAGTCGCCGGCGATCGGCGGGACGAGGAGGCCGGACAGGCTGATCATGTCCTCGGCCGGGCCCAGGAATTGCGAGGCCGGGAAGGCGCCGACTCGCTCGGTCTTGCCGTGGCGCCAGCTCTGCCGGCGGGCGAGCTGCTCGTAGGGCACGCTGTCGAGCGCGAAGATGAACATGCCGAGGGACATCAGCGGCATAGTCAATCCCCAGAAATGGTCATTGCGCCGGCGTCGCCGGCTTCCTCGAGCATCGCGACGTCGAGTCGGTAGCCGCGGTGCCGGACGGTCTGGATCAGGGTGGCGGGCGCGCCGGCGTCGCGGAACTTGCGGCGCAGCCGGGTCATGAGGACCTGGATGACGTTGCCGAGGCTCTCGGTCCCGATACGCTCCGCCAGCACCGAATCCCGGACCAGGCCCCCGCGCGCCTGGACGAGCCCGCCGAGCAGCAAATGCTCGCCGGCGGTGAGGTGGAAGGGCGCGCCCCGCCACGACGCCATGCCGAGCGGGTCGAAGGCGAGCGGGCCGATCGACGTCGGCCGCTCTGCCTCGAGGTTGTGGCCGCAATGGGTGCAGTAGGTGAGGCGGCGATCAGTCATCTTCGAAGCTCGAGCGGCGCTCGGCCGCCTTCTGCTGTTCGCGGCGCTCGAGAATCCGCTCGACCTCGCGGGCGATGTCCTCGGAGCTCTGACCAGGCAAAGGGTAAATGTTGATCGTCACCGGTCCGGACCCAGCGGGCGCCGCCCTGGTCGACGTCGCGCCCGGCGAGCCGATACCTGCCATCGCCGGCGCGGCGGCGCCGACGGCCAGCGCCGTGGTCAGCTCGCGGCTGAGGCTGCGGACGCGGGCCAGGGGACGGGCGGCGCCGCGATCGATGCCCTGGGAAAGTCCGTCGGTGACGAAGCCGCCGAGGCGAGCGAAGACGCGGGACGGCGATCGGATGCCGAGCGGCCGCGCGAGCCACCCCGGCATCATGTTGCCGATGCGCTCGATCGTAGCCTGAAGCAGCCGCATCGGCGCCATGAGGCCGTTGATCAGGCCCTGGATCACGTTGCGCCCGAGCTGAAGCATTCGCGACGGGAGGGTCGACAGGAAGGCCACTGCGCCGTTGAAGATGCCGCGGATCCAATCCCAGACTATCATCAGGCTGGCTGCCTGCAGGCGGATCGGTGCGGTGAGGAAGAGCGCGCTCTGGACGACGATGTGCTTTATCGATTGCCAGGCTCGGCCGAGCCACCCGACCGCGGAATCGAAGGCGGCCCGGATCGTGTCCCAATGCTGCCAGATCAGGTAGGCGGCGCCGGCGACCGCGGCGACGATTAGGGTGATGATAAGGATGACCGGGTTGGCCAGCATCATCGCGCCGGCGCGCATCACGCCGCGAGCGAGCATGAGCATCGCCGCCTGAAAGAGCGGGAAGGCGACCCGGGCGGCCCACATGATCGCGGTGCCGAAGCCACGGATGAGCGGCCAGGCACGGACGAGCATGAAGCGCAGATAGGCGAACGGTCCGAGGACCGTGCCGATCGCAATGGCAAGGGCACCGAGGCCCACCAGCAGCAAAGCTGCGATCGCGGCTACCTTGGCGAGCGTCGCGACGAGCTCGGGGTTGCGTTCGGCCCAGACGGAGAACCGATCGGCAAGCCGGCCGACCACTTCCATGACCCGATTGAAGGTCGGGAGCAGAGCGGCGCCGACCGTGTGGGCGAGCTGCTGGAGGCGAGCGGTATTGCGGCGATACTGCTGTTCGCTGTCCCGCATCCGCTCGGCGAAGTCGGTCGCGACCGTGCCCTGGGCGGCGAGCGCTTCGTCGCGGATCTGCCGATAATCGTCCAGTCCCTGCACGAGCGGGCGCAGGGCGGCCTGGACCTGGGCGTCGCCGAACAGGAAGGGCAGGCGGGCGAGGTCGCCGCCGGTCGCCCGGCGGGTCAGCTCCACGATCGCCTCGATCGGCGAGCGCCCCTCGGCCGCGGCGCGGCGCATCGCCGCGGGAAGGTCGATCCCGAGCTTCTTGAAATTCGCGATCGTGTCGCGCGCGTTGATCTTGTTGAGCAGGTTCTGAAGGTTGTTCGCCGCGGTGCTAGCGTCGCCGGCGCCGCGCCGCGTGATCTGCAGGGCGGCGGCGAGATCGGCGACGGCCGGGACGCCGCGCTGCCCTAGGGCGTTGGCCGAGGCGGTCAGCGCCGGAAAATATTGCGCCATGTCGCGCAGCTCGAAGGCGCCGGCCTTCCCGGCCTGGGCCATGACATCGAGCGTGCGGCCCGTGTCGCCGGCGGCGACCTCGAGATTCTGGAGCGAGGCGAAGGTGGCGTTGGAGAGATCCACCACCTCGGCACGATAGGCGGTGGCGGCGCGGGCGATCGGCTCGATCGCCTGCATCGATTGCGGAAGCGAGGCGCCGAGGCCGAGCAGGGTGTCGACGCCCTCCGCAAGGCTGGCGGGCAGCTGGGCGACGCGTGGCCCCATGCGGTCGAACTCGCGGCCGATCGCCGCGACGCGATCGCGCGCAAGGTCCGCCTTCTGCGCGATGTCGGTGAGCTGGGTTTCGAAGCTCGCCGCGCTTACGCCGGACGCGACGAGCGGGGCCGACGCCACGGCGCCCGCGACGACCATCGACCGGCCGGTCGAGCGCAGCCGCTCGCCGCGCTGCTGGGCACGCTCGAGGCGTTCACGAGCGCGGGACGTCCGCTCGAGACTTTCGCGCTGCTGCTCCAGGCGGCGGTTGGTTTCGCCGATCCGGGAGGCGAGCTGGTCCTCGTGCCGGGCCAGGTCGCGGACGTCGACGCCGGCCTCGCCGAGCTCTGACTGCAGGCGACGAAGCTTGCCGGACTGCTCTTCGGTCTGCCGGCTGAGCTGGGCCTCGGCCCGCATCGCCGACTGCAGGGAATTTGTCAGCCGCTTGGTCGGAGTGTCGGCCGCGGCGATCTCGGTGCGCAGCTCGCGCACGCGCCGGCGTGCGGCGTCGAGCTTGGTATGGGTGTCGGTGAGGCCCTTCTGCAGGTCGCGAAGTCCGCGGATCCGCGCCTGCTCCTGCTGAAGACCGCGGATCTCGCGCCGCGTCTCGGCCAGGCCGCGGGCGGCCGCACGCGAACCGCCCATGATAGATCGGAGCGGCCTGGTCAGCCGGTCGAGGCTGTCGAAGATGACCTGGAGGCGAAGGTTGCGGTCCATGGCCTAGCCGTCCTTCGTCCCGTTCACCGCATTGTGGATCCGGACCGCCTCGCCATGCCAGCCGAGCAGCTCGGTCACGTCCATCCGATCCATCACTTCCGGGGACCAGCCGAAGACGAAGGCAACGTCGCCCATCACCCGCTCTATGCGGTGCGGGAGGCCTGCCTCTCCGCCTTCGGCACGAAGAAATTTGCGAGCTCTCCCGCCAAGGCGAGCTGGTCCGACGGCTCCATGTCGGCCGCCTCGGCCTCCGTGATCATCGGCAGGGTGACGCGTGGCAGCACTGTGATCACCGCGCTGACGTCCATCCGGGCGAGGTCGAGATAGTTGAGGCCGCGCAGCTCGCCCGCCTTCGGTTTGCGGACCTGCACCTTGTCGATCGTCTCCTCGCCGCGCCGGATCGGCTCGTCGAGTGTGACGGGTGCAGAGACTTCCTGCTTCGATTGCGTCACGTTTCCTTCCTCCTGTTTTTGGGCGAGACCGACGGCCGCGGCGCGGCCGCCGCGGCTACAGGCCCGGGATCCTCAGCCCGCCGAGGCCAGGAAGGTTGAGCGCGGGCGGCGAGATCAGGCCGCCCAGGGCGCCGCCGCCGACGCCAAGCGCGGCGCGCTGCTCGGCCAGGCGGTCCACGCCGCCCACGCGCATGATCATGTTGAGAATGTCGATCTCGATCAGCTCGGTGCCGGCGGCCGTGAGCTTGTAGTAAGCGAGGGCCGACTTGACCTTGAGCTCGGTGTCCTCGCCGGGCTTCGCCTCGCCGGAATCGATCTCCTCGTGGCGGCCGCGGGTGACCACTTCGACCGCGTCGACCTGGCCAGTCTGGTCGTTCTGGTAGGCGCCGACCCAGCGGAGCATGACTCCGTCGACCGAGACAACTCCGTACTGGCGGAAGATCGTCGACATGAAACCGCCGCAGGTCCACTCCATCTCGAGCGGCTGCTGGCCCATGTCGATCTTGACCGGCCCGTCCATACCGGCCGCCCGATAATCCTCGAAGACGCGGCCGAGCTTGGGCAGGGTCACGGTCGTGGCCTGGCCCAGGTAGGACTGGCCGTCGTTGAAGAGGTTCATGTTCTTGAGCTTGCGGGCGAGGGCCATGGTCGTTCTCCTGGAGCTGGATATTCGGCGGCGCGGCGCTAGGCGGCGATCGAGCCGTAGTAGCGGTCGGTGATCCGCTGATTGAGGGTGATCGATTCCGCCGGCGCGCACGGCGTGAAATCGTAGTCGATGACGACCTGGCCGGCGGCGAGGTTCGCGGCGCTGTTGAGCGCGGGATCGAACCAGGCGCGGCCGCCGATCAGCCGGCCGGCGGCCACGTGGCTGCGGAAGAAGGCGTTGATCGTCTCCTCGATGTCGCGGACCAGACCCTGGGTGATCGGCTTGTCGACCGCCCAGGCGAGGCCGTCGGCAATCGAATCCTGCAGCGCGTGGCTGGTGCGGACCGCGCTTTCGAAGGCGAAGAGCGGTTCGTCGGAGCAGGTGCGGTTGCCCCAGAAGCGATAGCCGTTCATCCGGACGAGCGTGGTGACGTCGCCGTCGTTCAGCAAAGCCGCGGCCGTCGACGGATCGCGGATGTCGAAGAAGACGTCCTTGCTGATGCCGGTGACGTTGTTGACGGCGAAGTTGCTGAGCGTCTTGTGCCAGCCCACCTCCTCATCGATGCGGGCGCGGGTGCCCATCGCCGCGGCGACGGCATGGCCCTCGAAGCCGGTGAAGTCCGGATAGATAAGCATCAGCTCGCGATCGCCGAACTCCCCGCGGTAGAGCAAAGCGGCCGCATCGTCGGGCGCGATCGCGATGCCGTCCTCGGCGCGGCAGGCGGCATAGACGAAGCCGCGCAGCTTCTTGGCGATGACGACGAGCGCCGTTGTGACGGCCTGGCTGTCGAGCCCGGGACAGCCGAGGATCCGCGGCCGCACGCCGAGCTGCGCCTCGGCCGCGAGCAGGGCCTGCATGCCGGTATAGGCACCGCCGGCGACTCCGCCGATCACGTTGGTCTCGGTCCCGGGCTGGTCCTCGCCCTCGGCGACGCGGACGACGATCACGATCGGGCTCGCCTGGTCGGCGATCGCGCCGAGGCTCCTGGCCAGCGTGCCGTCGGTGCCGGCATCGCCGATCGCGCGGCGGACGTCGGTCACCAGGACCGGCGTGTTGAGCGGGAAAGCCTCGGCATCCGCATCCTCGGCGGTCGCGACCAGGCCTATGACGGCGAGCGCGACGGTGCGGATGAATCGGGTGCCGGTGACGGGCTCGAGGATCGTGATGCCGTGCATGTGAGGCTCCTAAGCGAAGGCGGGGCGGCCGAAGTTGAGCGGGACGGTGAGGCGGACGAGGCTGTTCGGCGCCGGCGCGTCGATGCGCTCGGCCTCGAGATCGACGACGACGGCGCCGGTCCCGTCGCCCAGGGTGACGTCGCATTTCGCGACGCGGATCCTCTTCTCCCAGCGGGAGAGGGCCGTGGCGGTGGCGGCGATGAAGCGCTGGCGCGTGGTCGCGTTGATGGGCTGGTCGATCAGCGCGAAGAGCAGCGAGCCATAATCCCGGCGCATGCAGCGCGAGCCGATCGGCGTCGTCAGGATGTCGGCGATCGACTGCGCCAGGTGCGCGTTGCCCTCGAGCGGGGCTCCCGTGGCGGCATTCATGCCGATCATTGGGGTACACCGGTCAGCGCGCCGCCGGCGGCGACACCGCCATGCCTGTGCTGCTGCAGGCTGATCGCGCCGGCGACGACGTCGCCGTCCGAGCCGATATCGCCGGTCGCATGGACTTCGCCCTCGATCGAGACGTCGCCTTTGATGGTGAGGCCGCCCTCGGTCGCGTCGAGGGTGATGCCGCCGGTCGCGACGATCGAGACGGTGGCGCCGTCGGGCAGCTTTGCCTCGAGGAGGTGCGCCTCCGGATCGTAGGCGATCTCGGCGCCGTCCTGGAAGACGACAAGCTCGCGCAGGCTGTTGCCGGCGGGCGGATGCAGATCGGAATGAAAGCCGGGAATCGCGAAGGCCGAGGCGATATCGCCGCCGGGCGCGAAGAGCATGACCTGCTCGCCCACGCTCGGGGGCGACCAGGTGCGCGTCGCGCCGGCGCGGCCGCCGCCCCAGCGGACCCAGTCGGTCTCGACATCGCCGGCCTCGGCTCGGACGAGTCCCTTCTCCAGGTCGACCTCGAGCACGGTCGCCCAATTCATGGCGTCGCCGAGGTCGCCCTCAAATTGATCCTGTTTTTCGCGCATGGTTCGGCCGCCATGGTGCGGCATGTCGGCGCGGCTTGCGCGGACTGGCTGTTGTATCGGCGGCGGTTACAACAGCGCCGCGGATGTTTTGTCTGAGCGGCGGCTCGCGGCTCCGACAAATGAAGCTAGACCGCGGCGGAGATGCACTGCAAATAATCGGGGAAGCGTGCGGGGGAGGGGGAACGAATGCAGAAGACTCATGACCCCTAAGGCCGATCTGCCGCGCTTCGCGGACCTTCGCGCAATTGAGCGGGACTTAAGCGGAAAGGCTGAATATCGCCGATTAAGGGCTAATATTCAGCGAGCGATCACTGCTCAATCATGCGTCACAGATATTACGGAGGCTACTGGCTGCCTCCTGGCACTGGAGAAGTTGCTGGGGAGTCCTCGAAAGCGCGGCACCGCTGAGCGCGCCTCGACAGAGGGAGCTTTGATGTCGACCGCGGTTCAGCTGTATGCGCGCGCCACGGGATACGGCCAAAGCAGGGGCGAGCGAGGCCCGATTTCGATTGCGGCTGAACTGACACCAGAGCAGCTCAAGGACCATGAGCTCCTCTTGGTCGTGCGGCATCGTGCAATCGCGCATGTTTATGCGAATGAGATCATCGGTGCTCACGCGTGGAATAGCGATGCTGTCTTGATTGTAGAGGATGGTTGGGGTTGGGTGCCAATGATCATCAGCCAACGCAAGCACCTCCAAGACGAGGTCCTGCACGCGCTTGCCAGGCAGGTGCCGGTCGCCGACGAAATCCTAACGCGCCGCTTTCATGAGCATCTGAATAAGGCCGTCGACCTTCTGAACCATTCGCCCGTTGCAATCGCGGTAATTGAGCGAAATCTCGTCGATCCGAAAGTTGTCTGTGGCAGCGAAGAGACTGCGAGGCTGATGTTGGCCCGAAGAGGTGATGGGCGAGTGACGATTTACGAGCGTTCGCCTTGACGCCGAAGAGCACCATGACGAAGCTCGGCCCTATTCGCCATCTCGACTCCCCGCGTTCGGGCCGCCGTTTCTGAGGTGCACGGGCGAGATTCGCTACTCGCCCGTGCTTTCCGTCAGGGTTCGTTGGCCGCGGTGGTCATGAAGGGATCCGGTCGATTGGTGATGATCAATTCCTTTCCTGTGCCGTGCGAGACGGTGTAGCGGAACTCGACCGGCGCGATCGCGAACTCACCGAAGAAGGCGCGGACCTCCGGCTTGTCATTGATCGTCAGGATGAACGCACCAGCGAGCTGCTGAAGTCGAGCGCGGAGCAGCTCGTAGTCGCTGCGGCTGAACAGGTCCTTCCCGTAGAGGCCTTCGATCCCCCAGTAAGGCGGGTCGATGAAGAAGAGCGTCTCCGGCCGATCGTACTTTGCCAGGAACACGTCGAAGGGCAGGCGCTCGATCACAACTCCGGACAAGCGCTCGTGCAGATCCTCGAGCGCCGGCTGGAGGCGCGTGACATCGAACCGACCTGGTCGGTGGGGGCGAAGGCCGAACACACCTTCGCGTAGGCCGCCATAGGTGGTGCACTGCAGGTAGAGGAAGCGCGCGGATCGCTCCAGATCGGTCAACGTGTCAGGGTTGCACGCCTTCAGCCGCTCGAACTCGGCCCGGCTCGTAAGCTGAAACCGGAGCATATCGAGGAACGCCACATAGTGGCGCTGGAGAATCCGGAAGAAGGTCGACACGTCGGCCGAGAGGTCGTTGATCACTTCCGCGGGCGGCTTTCGGTGGCGGCGCAGAAAGACTCCGCCCATCCCGAGGAACGGCTCCGCGTAGGTCCTATGAGGCAAGCTATCGATCATACCGATCAGTCGCTTGGCCAGTCGGCTTTTGCCGCCGACATAGGGAGCTGGAGGGGTGACGGGGGTAACGGGAACAAACTTGGCGATGGACTCCATTTGTCGAACTCTGCTTCAAAGGCCCCGCCGGTGCGCCCGGTGGGGAGACTGAGCGCGGCCCGGGCCGCGCAAGGTGCGGGTTGCAGCCCGCGGTTCGCGCTGCTGACACAGCGCGGCCCTCCCCTTGGGGCGGGATATCTGGGCCAACGGAACTGGCCCCCGTCGTTCAGCTCAAACCGCTGCCGACGATGTCCCAGACGTTCGGCGACCGCTGAGCGAGGATCGCGAATCCCTTCGAAGCGATCGTCACATCCCTATTGACCGTGCCGAGGAGGAGCTGGACGCCCGGGGCGCGGCTAATTATGAGATCCCCGCCGCCGGCGGCACTGAGGATGAAGAGGGACCTGGCCGGCCAGACATTGGTGGCGTCGCTCGATATGGTGAAAGTGCGAGTGGCGCCGGAGATGGTGCAGACCATCATGTTGGTATTGGGGGTCAAGATCAGGTCGCTGCCGCTCATGACCTGTCGAACCCAGCCTCCGAGCGGTTCGAAGTTGCCGGTGAGCGTCACGCCGTTGAAGGTCGGCTTGTCGCCGGTGCCGAGGCCGATTCCAGTGCGGAAGGTCAGCGCGTTCACCAAGGTGAGCAGACCCTTGACGAAGGCCGAAGGCGCGTCGGCGCCGAAGCGGGAGTCGAGCCAGGCCGTCACCGCGCCGAGCAGGCCCTTCGGCGTGACGGCGCGTACGTCGTCGACGCCGGCCGTCGCCTCGTCCTCGGTCGCCAGCTCGACGACGCCCTGAACCGCCTTGGTCGCCGGCGGATTGAGGAAGTTGGTGTCGCCGAATTCGAGCAAGGCGGCATCGATGTCGGCGAACTTGGCGTCGAGGGCGACCAGCATCACCGACGCGGCCGACTTCTCCAGGATCGGATCGGCCTGGCTATAGGTGCCGAACAGCGTGCCGTCCTCGAGATAGAGCGCAATCGAGCGCAATGTGAAGACGTCGCTGGTCTCGTCGCGCAGGACCAGGTGGATCGTGTCGTCGTCGACGACGTCGCCGGATAAAGTCACGAGCCGCTTGATCTCGTCCGGAAGCGCGACCGTCGCCGGCGTATTCGCGAAGGCGGTCGACGAAATGCCATATTCGGCGATGACCACGGGGGCGGTGCCATTGCCTTGAGCGTTGACCAGGGCCGCTCGACCCGCGTCCGTGACGATGAACTCCAGAGCCACGTTTCGATCCTCAGGTCAGGCGGCCGCCGGCGCGGTCAGCGGCAGTCGGGCGTAGATTGTGGGGCGGGCCACGACGACGAGGCCAATCGCGGCCTTGGCGGTGAGTCCCTGGGTGAAGGTGAAATGCGAGCGAACCGGCTTGGTGCGGGCGACCTCGGCGATCACCGTGTCGACGAAGGCTGCGCTGGCGAACTCGCCGTCGCCGCCGGTGAGCGTCATCGTCAACTCGAAAGTGTGCGGCTCCCCGGGCGGATCGAGCTGCCACCATTCGCGAAGCGCGACGCCGCCGCCGAAGCTTTCGACGACGTCGCGGACCGACGTCGACGTTCCCTTGTGGCGCTGAATGTCGATGGCCTGGCGGACGCGCTCGCGCCGGACCATCAGCGGCCAGCCGCTCGACCAGGAGTCGATCGACAGAGCCCAGGCGAGATAGGCTAGCTCGATGGTCCCCTCGGCGGTCGCCGGGTTCCAGAGGCGGCGGATCGGGACCGGGACGTCGGAGAGGCGTTCGATCGCGCCCTCGATAGCGCGCTCGAGCTCGGTCGCGTTGGGCGGCAGGAGGGTCATGTCACTCGCCGATGCCGGCGTGCGTGACGTCGATCGACGTGCACCAAGTCGCCTGGGTACGATCGACGACGATGTCCGCGATCGGCGAGACCAGCTCGACGTTCTGCACACCCTCGCAATGCAGGGCTGCGTAGATGCCGGAGAGGGTGACGTCGCGGCCGAGCCGGTGCGACTGCTCGATATATTCGTCGAGACGCCTGAGCGCCTCGGCCATGACAATGCTGCCGTCCGGCCCGGAATAGGTCGTGATCTCGGCCTCGACCGCGAAGGGGACGATCGTCGCGCCCTGTACGGCTACCTGGTCGGTCAGCGGGCGAACCGTGTCGGCGTTGACGCGCGCCTCCACCGCCTCGAGAAGCTCGGGGGCGGCCGTGCCGTCGCCGATCCGCGAGAGGACGGTGACGACGACCTCCCCCGGCTCCGGGCTGGTGGCACTGGCATCGAGGACGTCCGGATCCGCGGAAAGGGAATGGTAGATGTAGGCGCCGGCGGGCCCTGCGACAGAGAAGCCCTCCGGGGCCAAGACGAGGCGGCGGCGCAGATCCATGTCGCTTTCCCAGGTCGGCTCAACGCCCTGCTCCGGATCGCCGGGATCGATCAGCAGCCGGGCGACGCCCATCAGCGCCGCCAGATTGTCGAGGTCGGCGCCCATGGCGTAGGCCGGCATGACGGCGCGGGCCGCCTCGTTCACCCGGGCGCGGAGCAGCAGCTCCCGATAGGCTGCGACCTGGAGGACCTTGATGGCGGGATCCGATTCCACGGTCGCGTCGAATTCCGGCAGCAGCTCCTGCAGCTTCGCGACCATCGCGGCGAAGATCTCCTCGAAGGAAAGCTCCTCGACAATCGACGGAGCCGGAAGGCGCGAAAGGTCGACGGCGGTGAAGGTGGCGGACAGGTCGGTCATCCTGTCCCATGTCGCGCCTCGTGCGCCGGCGGCGCCAGCCGAGGGCTGTTGTAGCGGCGTCCGCTACAACAGAACGCCAATCAACTGCCTAGCCTGGCCGGCAGTAGGCCTGTTTGAAAACTAGCCCTGCAATTTCGCCATTTCCGTTCTATATGGTGAGTATGACAGTCAGATCATCCGGAACCAACTCCCCCCTTAGACGCCGTACAGAAGAGGCGCTCAAGCGCCGTGCGGACTTGATCGCCCGCTATGTCGCTGAGGGCATGACCGAGGCCGAGGCCGCAGAACGCGCGCAGAACGAGATGCGCGACAACGCTAAGGGCGATTGGCGGCGCGGGTGACTGACCGGCTTTGGGATATTACTGACATCGCCATGCTGGTCGAAGAGGCAGAGGCGAAACCCGGCAAGCGCGGGCCTTACAAGAAGCAGTCAGCCTGACCTATACTCCCTCTTTCGATTCGGGGAGGTTCTATGCTCGCGGAAGCTTCGGCAGCGGTTGGCAGCGTTAAAGCTGCTTATGATATCGCGAAAGGTCTGCATTCGCTGCACACCTCCACGGAGGTTAAGCAGGGCATCGCCGATATTTTGAACGAGCTGATCACGGCGCGCATGGCCGCGATGGATGCCGTGGAGCGCGAATCTGCGCTCCTGCAAGAGATACGTGCTCTTAAAGAGCAGATGGATCAGCTCAAAGCATGGGATGGCGAGAAAGAGCGCTACGAACTTAAGCGGTACTATCCTGGCACCATCGCCTACACGTTGAAGCCTTCGATGGCATCGGGTGAGCCCCCGCATCACCTTTGCGCACAGTGCTATCACTCCCGAAACAAGGGCGTCTTGCAGCCAACCGGGACGAGTGAGCTTGGCTATCAGATTCATGTCTGCACCTCGTGCGACAAACGGGCTGTCATGTCGCACGAGGAGATGCCGGCCACTGACTGACACCGCTCAATTCAAACTGACCCACTACCTCCTGGCCAGAATGATATCGAGGATCCACGCATCCTCCTCGGCGGTGAAGCCGACGAGCTCGCGGCGCGGATAGGTGACCTCGGGCGCGCCCGGACGCCGGCTGACCCGGTCCCGCAGGCCGAGCTGGTGAACCCTGGCGATCCTCGTGACGGCCGCGGCCGCGAAGCCGACGCTCGCCTGTGAGGGGTCGGATTCGGCGCGGAGGTACCGGGTTAGGCGCAGGCGGCGGAACATGGGTCCGGACTTCGTCCGCCGGCGGATGGCGCCGCGGCGATCGCGCGGCCGATCGGCCGCCTTGCGCGGCTCGTAAGCTGAGCCGTCGGGATTGCGCTGGCTGGCGATGCGCGCCGACTGCGACCGACGCAGGCCAACGGCGATCTCGCGGGTGAGGCGCCGGCGCGCGCCGGCATCGAGGCGCGCGAGCAGCTCGCCGACATTGCGCTCGAGGTCCTCGAAGTCAGCCATCGGCGTCGACGATCAGCTCGTCGCCGAGCCACACCTTCCGAAGCGGCGTCCAGCGCGGAACGCCCTCATATTCCGGAATCACCGGCGCCTCGGGCACGTGCAACAGGTCGAAGCCGCCGTCCTGGCGTGCCGACGCCGAGACGGTCTCGCTGAGCTCGAGGCGGATCTCGAGGTCGACGGTCTTGTTATCGATGATGTCGGCCTCGAAGACGATGCCGCTGTTCCCGCGGTCGTGGTTCTGCAGGAGGTCGGGCTGGTGCACGGACAGCCAGAGCAGCAAGGTCACCATCACCGCGTCGGGATGCCCGGTAAAGTCGATCAATGTGGCGACGAGCTCGTAGCGATATTCGAATCCGGGGTTTGGGAAGTTCGGCTCGGCCGACAGGCGCGATACGATCCGGCCCTTCTGGATGTAGATGCGCAGCTTGTCCGGATCCCGCTCGAGGATCCGCACGCCCTGGTCGACCAGGGCCGCGGTGAGCGCCTGCCGGAGGGACTCGGGCTTGAGCATCGTCTAGACCTCCGGCCAATAGCTGTCGTCGGTGAAGTCGGCGGGGATCGGATTCATGTCCTTGATGGTTCGGGCTGCGAGGATGTGATCGGCTCGGCGCCAGGTGCTGGCCGCGGCGAAGGACGCGAAGGTTGCGGCGTCCATCGGCACGAGCGTGTTGTCCTCGGCGATCCAGACGAAGGGCTGGTCGCCGCCGTGCCAGAAATAATCCTCGGGCTGTCCGCCGCCCTGGGCGAGCGCGGCCATGGCGAAGGTGAGGGTCGTGTCGATGTTGCGGAGGTCCTGCTCGCGCGTCTGAAAGCGCATGCCGGCGAAAGTGATTCCAGAATAGACGCGCCGGTCGCGCTCGACGTCGACCAGGAGCGGCGTCGGCACGAGCTGCGGCTCGGCCATTACGATCCCGTAGGCGGCGCGCTCTTGTTCGGTCCAGGCGCCGGAGACGATCGTCAGCAGCGGCGCGCGCGCCTCGCCGTCGAGCCGATCCAGGATCGGGTTGCCGAACAGGCGGACGAGGCCCTCGGACGTTTCGAGGTGGGGCAGGAGACTCATGCCAGCACGACCTCAAAGTCGTAATTGATGCCGGCGACCAAGGGATCGGCGCCGTTCCGGTCCAATGTGTATCGCGTGCTGCCTGCGATGACGGCGACGCCGATTACCGGCCATTGGTGCCCGTCGATATACACTCCGGCGATTGTTATCGCCGAGGATGTGTTGCCCACCATGGTCAGGTTCTGAGTGCTCGAGGACGAAATAAAGAAGTCGACAGTCTGACCCGCTATGGGCTCCGCGCTCAGCGAGCCAAGTGTCGGATAGCCGCTCGAGTTTCCTTCTCGTGCGTACATTGCCTGAAAGCCGAAATAGTCCCCCAACGTCATGATGATCCCTCCGCCAGCAGGCGGGCCCGCGGCTGCCGCGAGCAAGACGGGGAACCCGGGGGGGATCATAGCGCCCTCACGCTGACGACGACGATGTGCGTCGAGGAATAGGCGACGAGCGTCAGCAGGTACCATTTGGTGCTAGTCGCATCAGCGATTGTCGGCAGGTCGCCCCTGTAGTTGGTGCCGAACGCCAGCGAGCGGGCCGTGGCGTTGTTGCCCTTGACCAGGACGAGCCGGGTCGAGCCCGGTACGACGTTCGTCGGGTTGCCAAGGGTGCGGTTGCCGGCGAGTGAGATCTCGCGCGTGATTCCGGCCGACCAGTCGACTGCGATGGTCGCGCCGTCAGCGAGGGCGACCCAGGCCAGGGCGTCGGCGATCCGCGCGGCGGTCACGCCGGCGTCTCCGGCATGTGCGCGCAGCTGGACGGAGGTGGCGCGGTTCAGGCTAGCCATTTCGCCGGCGGGCAGCTCGCTACGCACGGCGTTGAACTCCGCGGCGACCCGGGCAGCTAGGTCGGAGATGAGCGACGCGAGGGACATGGCTCAGGTGAGGCCTGCCTCGAAGACGGTGACGAAATTAGTGGCCGTGTCTCCGACGTCGGCCGCGGCGGCCGCGCCGATGTTCGTCCGGGCATTGGCCTTCTGAGGATCGGTCAGGCCCTGGGCGGCCGTGTCGACGCGGACGCGGTTGCCGAGCGCAGCCGTCACCGTGGCGGCGAAGTTCTGATCGTCGCCGATCGCGGCGGCCAGCTCCTCGAGCGTGTCCAGCGCCGCTGGGGCGCCGTTGAGGACGCCATTGATCAAGCCGACGATCTCGGCGCTGATCTTGTTGCTCGACCAGGTCGTATCCGGGGCCGTCGCGCCGTCGTCGATCGGCGCTCCGCTCGCGGCCTCGAGCGCGTCGATCGCGCCCTTCAGCTCGTTCACGGCCAGGACCAGGTTGCCCTTCGCGGTTGTGGTAAGGGCGGCGAGATCCGCGGCATTGCCGTTGAGCAGGATCCGGAGCCCTTTGCATTCGGTTGCGACGCGGGTCGCGAGATCGGAGAGATTCGAGGCGAGCGACATGGCGGCTCCTAGATCAGCTGGTTTTCGAAGATGAGGCTGAGGGTCGGGACGTCGGGCTCGACGACTGGCCCGGGCGGACCTTCGGGCCCGGGCGGGCCCTCCGGTCCGGGCGTGGTACCAACGATCGCCGCAATCGGCCGCGGGTCAGGACGCTCGAGCGCGGCCGTCGTCGCTTCGTCCAGGCCGCGCCAGACCAGGACGATCGACGCCGGCAGCCGCCGCCAGCGAAGGGCAAGGGCGCTCATCGGCCGACGATCCGGACCCGGACCGGATCGGTGATGACGATGCCGGCGGCGAGCTCGAGGCGCGCGTCGGCGCGGTATATGCCTTCCGGCAGCTGCTCGCTCGCATCGGCCGAGACGGTGAGATTCCAGCCCGCGGGCACGTCGCTGGCCGCCGCGCGCGGGGCTACCGTAAAGGCGGCCGAGATCGTCGGCGCCCCTACTTTGCGCATCTCGGCCGTGATGGCGACGACCTCGTCCGGATCGCCTTCAATGGCGTCGAGCGCCAGGGCGATCGTCTCGCCGCGCTGGAATCGATAAGAGCTCATTCGCGCGGCGCCGGCTCAGGGGTTCGGTCTATGGCCTGCTGGCGGCGGATCCACCGCTGGAGCTCGTCGAGCTGGATGGCCTGTGCGGTGGCGATGGCCGCGGCCTCGAGGCCGAAGGCAGGAAGTCCAGGCGCCGCGGCGGGATCATCAGGTCCGCCGGCGGCGCCGGGAAGGCCGGGCATTGCGTCTGCACCGCGACCGGGATGTGCTCGATCGGCGCCGGACTGGCGCTCGAGCAGCTGCAGAGCAGCGACGCGTTCGCGCAGCTCAGCAAGGCGAATCTGATAGGCATGGCTGACCTCCTCGGTGACCTGGTCCTGGACGCGCTCCACACGCAGCGCAGTGGCGGCCGCGGCGCCGCGCAGCTGCTCGGCCGTGGCGCGCACCTTCTCGGCGAAGGCCTTGCGCTCGGCGCGCTCGAGCGCGGCTTCGGCTCGGGCCTGGTCGCGCTCGAGACGGGCATCGTCGCGCTGGTCCGTGCGGATCCAGAGCAAGGCGGCCAGGAGCACGACCGGCACGGCGATGGCAATTGCGCGCCAGTGGGCGGCAACGAAGGCGGCGACGGCGGTCATGCCGCGACGTTCCGGATGCGGTGCGCGAGCCAGCCGTTGAGGAAATCCTCGAACTGGCTGTTGCCGCTTCCCAGGCGCAGATAGTGCGCGCCCTGGAAGGCATCGATCGCGTGCAGCATGATCGCGGTCGCGGCCGCACCGCGCCGGCGCTTGAAGGCGCGGAAGGCGTCAAGGGTCTTCGGGCCCACGTTGCCGTCGACTCCAATGTCCGCATAGTCGCGCTGGCGGCTATTGAGCGCGTTCAGGGCTTCCTGGAACCAAGTTGCCGCGCGGTCGACGCCGCAGTTCACGCCGGTATCGACCAGCTCCTCGGCGACCTTCGGGTCGAGCTCGGCGACATCGTCGAAGTTCGGCGCGACGACGTAGCGGGTCCAGTAGATCTGGAATGCGGTCGATCGCGGCATCGCGCGCATGTCGCCGCGGTACCCGGCCGCCCGCGCGACCGCCTCGGTGATTCCGTACATGGTCGCCCCACCGGGGTCGCTTGGGTGGTTCACGTAGCCGCCCTCGCGCTCGATGATGCCGTCGATAATGCGGCGGATCCTGTCGCTCACTTGCGGTTCCTTCGTTGGGGCCGGGCGTCCGCGGCCGCGGAGTCGTAAACTTTGGCGACGCCGATCACGCCTCGGGCGAGCGCGTCGATCGGCTCGGTGACGACGCGGATGCAGGCGGCGCCGGTGCACGCCTTGAGCAGCCGATCGGCGGCGCCGACCAGGTCGGGCCGGGTTTTCGTGTCAGCTGCGGTCGCCATGGACGTCGCTTTCGTCGATCGGGCGGCCGAGGATCCGCATGGCAAGGACGGTGAGGGCGCGCTCGAGCTTGCGATCCATTTCGAGCCGGTCCTTGTCGTAGGCCAGTCGCTCGGCCGCGATCTTCTCCATCTGCTTGAGCATCAGAAAGGCGACGAGACCGAGCGGACCGGAGCCGATCAGGGTCTGGATGAGGGTCGACTCCATGCGGTCAGTCCCAGAGCTGTATGAGCTCGAGCTCGGGCGCCGGCGTGGCGGCGGGCTCGGGCAGGGTGACGGGGGTGCCTTCAGGCAGGTACGGGCCGACCTCGGCAAGCTGGCGGTTGAGTTCGATCACCGGCTCGACCGCGGACGTGCCGAGGACGCGCCAGACCAGGGCGTCGAGCGGCTCGCCGGCCAGGGCGGTGACGATCGCCACTAGATCAGCTCCACCGCGGTGCGGCCGACGCCGATGATGTCCCGGATCGCGTGCAGACCGTTGCGCTTGTGCTCGTCCACCGAGAGCGTGCGCTCCTCGGTGCGTTCCTTGCCGTCGGACGTGGCGCTGATGTCGTTGTGCGTCTCGGCCAGGTCGGCGGCGCCGAAGGCGAAGACGGCGCGGCGGTAGAGCAGCTCGAGCGCGAGCTCGCCGTCGATCTCCTCGGAGTCGACATCCTCCATGGAAACGGCGCCGGCGGCGACATGGCGGGCCTTCCAGTCGCGGAGATCCCGGCGGACCGTCACCATGGCGCCGCGCAGCGCGTCGCGCGCGCGCACGTCGGTGATCACCGTGCCGAGGCGCATCGAATCACGGAACTCGGCGATGCTGACCGCCGGATAGAACTCGTCGCCGGCGACGAGATCCAGCCCGGGTTGCTGCGGATCCGGCGGCGTGGAAGGTGGGGAGGCGACGAAGCCGGACATGATGATTTCTGGCTTTCTGCCTTTCTGGCTGCGGCTAACGGGGGGTGGGGGAGGGATCGGAGCGGGGAGCCGAAGCTCCCGTCCCGATCGTCTCCCGCCCCCCGAGCGCCGCGGGGCGAGCTCGTTCCCCCTGGGTGCCGGCGATCAGGCCGGCGGATTCGTTTCGGCGGCCTCGGCCAGCTTGCGCTGCTCGCGCTCGAGCTGCTCGATCCGCTTCTTGACGCCGGCTTTGGCGTCGAGCTCGAGCGCGCGGCGGTACCGCTTGAGAGTTGCGTCGATCGCCGCCGGCTTGGCGCCGGCGGGCCCGTCTCCGCCGAGCTCGATCGACTCGGCCGCGGCGTGCAGCTCGAGGCCGATCGCCTTTTGCAACTTGGCCTTGACCTGATCCGGCATGTCCTGCCCGTCGACCAGCTCCTCGACCTCGAGCAGGATCTCGAGCGGGAAGGGCTGGCCGGCATTGCGGGTCTTGAGCGCGAGCTCGGCGACCTCCTCGGCAATGAAGCAGCCGGCAGTGCGCTCGATCCGCTCCGGGAGGGTGACCGACCAGCGCAGCACATAGGCGGCGCGAGGCAGGGCACGGGCGAAGTCGCCGCAGTCGATCGCCCAGACCATGGTCTGCGCGACGATATCGTCCTGGACGCCCTTGCCGTTTTCGACGGCCGCCTCGAGCACGCCAGCGACCCAGGGATCGTATTTCGGCAGCAGCTCGCGCTTGCGCTCGATCTTGGCCTCGATCGACTGGATCTCGCGCAGCTGGGCCAGATCCTGGCCCAGACCTGCCCGCTGCAGCTCATACTCGGTCGCTGCCGGGCCGCTAGACTGCCGCGTCGCGGCCTGGCCAACGGCGGCGGCCGCGCTAGCCGACTTGAGCGCAAGCATCCTGGCGCGATGACGGCGTGCTAGGCTCATAGTCGATCTACCCCTTCAGCTGTGGGTGGAAGCCGGCCGATCAGGCCGGCTTCTTGCCCATCACGATGTTCTCGACGAACGCGACCATGCCGTACTCCTCGACGACATAGTCCTCGTTCACCGATTCATAGTTGGCGATGCGGTCGAGCTCGGGCTCGTCCTTGAGCATCCGGCGCCGCGTTTCCTCCTGCCAATAGATGGACAGGTTATCGAGGCGGGTGATGAGCAGGGCGTTCGCCGGGAAGAAGGGGACGCGCACCGCCGGGTGGCCGCCGATCTGCTTTTCGGAACGGAGGATCCGGTCGCGAGCCTCGACCTCGGTAGCCTTGTCGCCGGCGTCGTTGACGATGTTGAAATATTTGTCGTGGACCAGGTCGCGGCCGACGATCACGACGAGCTCGGTGTCGTCGCGATACCATTCGTCGAGCAGCTCGGTCGCGTCCATGACGAGCGCGTCGAGGTTGACATAGTCCGCCTCGGCGGTGGCGGCGTTGCCGTCCTCCTCGTTGTAGAGCTCGACGCCGGCGGCGACATAGATCGCCTTCGTCGGGTCGGCAGTCAGGGCGCCGTCGTCGAGGACGCGCTCCGGAGCCCGTTCGCGGATCTTGTGCAGCCAGCCCTCATTGACGTCCTGGAGCAGAGGATTGGCGACGCGGTCGGTAGTGGCGGCGACCGAGGTGCCGTTGAAGCCGATCATGATGCGATCGCGGGCCTGCTGACGCAGAATGGCGTCGCGGATCAGGGTCTGGAATTCCGGCCGATGGCGCCAGGCGTCGAGCTTTGCGTAGCGCAGCGCCCAGTCGAAATTGGTCTGCCGGCAGAAATAGGTGTTGGTCAGCTCGGAATCGGTAGGATCGCCGGGGTTGCGCTTGGTGCCGCCAGCAGTGTTGGTCCGGCTGGCGAGCGGATGGGTCGAATCGATCCCGACCGTGTCGCCGGTCTGCTGGATGACCGGCACGATGTTGATGCGCTGCAGGAACTCGCTCGATTCGCGCATCCGCGCCTCGAGCTTCTGCTCGACCGAGGGATCGACGCTGAACTTCGTCGTCGCCGCTTCGCCGGCTGAAATGCCGTTCAGGAGCGCGATTTGGCTCACATAGGCGGAGAAGAGGGCGCGGGTGACTCTGTGCATCGGGGTCGGGTCCTTGTTGGCCTGGCTTGACGGGGGCGGGTGCGGGAGTCCTGCTCGGCTCAGCAGTCGGTCTTGGCGAAGTTGCCCTCGGCGCCGGTGGCCGGCGGGCGACGGAGCGGATCGCCGTCCGTCGTCTCGATCGAGGTCTTGAGGGCCTCGTGATCCGTGCGGAGCTTGTCGATCGTGCCCTTCAGCTCGTTGTGGCCGGCGGTCATCGCGGCGCTGAGCTTCTCGAAGCCCTGGCCGATCGTGGCGGATAGCGCGGCGATATTGTCGTTGGCGGCCCCGGGAGGATCCTTGGGCTTCTCCTCCACTTTCGGCTTCTCCTCGGCCTTGCCGGTGCCGGCGAATTTGTTGAAGAACTCGGTGGCGGCGGCGAACATCGCCGCAGCGCCGGTGGGCCCGGCGGCTTCGTCCAGCTCGAAGGTGCACTCCACAGCTTCGGAGAAGTGGTTGGCCTGGTCCTGCTTGCGCGCGGCGAGCGGGTTCACCTTCGCCTTCGCGGCAAACTCGAGCATCTCGGTGCCGAGCGATGCGGGATTGTCGGTGATTGCCAGGCCGACCAGGCCGACCTTGCCGGTGCCGGCGAAGTTCGGCGCGATTTCGCAGGACGTGAAGAGCTTCTGGCCCTTCTTGTTGATCGCCAGCAGCTGGTCGTTGACGTCGAATTGCGCCTCGAGGGCGCGCTTCTTGACCGGCTTCCCGTCGAGCTGCATGTCGAAATCGACCGCGCGGAGCGCGACGACTGAGCCGTAGGCGTTGAAGGGCGGCTCCGGACTGAAGCCGGCAATATGCTCGCAGTTGATGCGAGCGGTGTAGGTGGACGGGCTGTAGCCCGCCGCCATCTCATCGATCCAGTTCCGGTCGATCGTGCGGCCATCGACGGTGGCGCCTTCGACGGCGATGCGGAAGAATCGGGTGAGGGGCATGGGGCGGAGGCTCCGGTCCTGATGTTCGGTTGCGGCGGCCCGGTCAGGGGGTGAACCCGGGCGCGCCGCAGTCCGGCCAAAAGGGACCGGGAAGGCCATCCGGCTCAAGCGGGGGCTGTTGTAACCGCCGCCGCTACAACAGCAGGCGAGCGCCGCGCCGGCGCCGGCAGGGTTAGCGTCCCGGGCGATGCTCCTCGCCCCGATCGACAGACCCGACATGGCCGACGTGCGCCGCGAGGCGCGCAGCCTGTTCTGGCGCGGATGGGGCGTCACCCAGATCGTCGAGGAGCTGAACCGGATCGGAGAGGGCCTGCCGGGCTGGCGGCAGCTCAAGCGGCCGACGGTCGAATCGTGGAAGCAGAGGGAGAAGTGGGACGAGGCGCCGTCGATCCGGCGGGCCGAGGAATGCGTGATCGCGCGCTGGACCATGCTCGTCGCCAAGGAAAACAAGACCGGGCACGACTTCAAAGAGATCGACCTGCTCGGCCGTCAGATTGAGCGGCTCGAGCGCTGCCGGCGGTACCGGGATTCCGGCAACGAGGCAGATCTCAATCCCAACGTCGCGAACCGCAACGCCGGACCGAAGAAGAAGCCGCGCGCCAACCAGCTCCTCCCCGAGCAGGTCGAGCAGCTGCGCGAGGCCTTCCTGGACGAATGCTTCGCCTATCAGCTGACCTGGTGGCGCAACCGCAACCAGCGGACGCGATTCATCCTGAAGAGCCGCCAGATCGGCGCGACCTGGTATTTCGCGCGCGAGGCGCTGATCGACGCGCTCGAGACGGGCCGAAACCAGATCTTCCTGTCGGCGTCCCGGCGCCAGGCCGACATTTTCCGCCGCTACATCATCGAATTCGTCTTCCGCGTGACCGGCGTGCAGCTGAAGGGCGAGCACCTGACGATCGACCGCGGCGACGACGAGAACGGGCAGCCGCTCGAGCGACCGACGATCTTCTTCCTGGGCGCGAACTACAAGACGGCGCAGGGCGAGCACGGCAATTTCTATTATGACGAATGCTTCTGGGCCCAGGACTTCGACACGACGGACGACGTCGCGTCGGGCATGGCGTCGCAGAAGCAATATCGCGAGACCTATTTCTCGACGCCGTCGACCAAGGCGCACCAGGCCTTCAAGAAATGGTCGGGCGAGAAGTTCAACGAGGGCCGGCCCAAGAAGGACTGGACCAAGGTCGAAACCTATGCCGAGGCGCTGAAGGACGGCGCCGTCGGCGCCGACGGAATCTGGCGGCACCTGGTGACGATCGAGGACGCGGCCGCCGGCGGCTGCGACCTGTTCGACATCGACGAGCTGCGCCGGCGCAAGCCGGCCGACGTCTTCGCGAACCTTTACCTCTGTGAGTTTGCCGACGACGAGCTCTCGGCCTTCCCGCTCGAGTTCATGAGGCGCTGCCGGGTCGACAGCTATGAGAAATGGCGCGACTTCGACGGCTACGCGCTGCGTCCGTTCGGCGACGGCGCCGTGGCGATCGGCTACGATCCCCAAGAGAGCGCGGACGGCGACGATGCGGCGCTGGTCGTCATCGCGCTGCCGGCGAAGAAATCCGGAAAATTCCGCGTCCTTGAGAAGCTGCGGCTCAAGGGCGGATTCGACGTCCAGGCGGCCGAGATCTTCCGCCAGATGCGGCGCTACAACGTGGTCGATATCGGCATCGACAAGACCGGCGTCGGCGCGGCCGTCTACCAGCTCGTGAGGACGCGCTTCCCCACGGCGCGCGGGATCGACTATCGGCCCGAGATCAAGGCGATGATGGTCTATAAGGCCAAGCACGTCATAGGCGCCGGCCGCCTCGAGTATGACGCCGGCGACAAGGACATCACCGCGAGCTTCATGTCGATCCGACCGCAGGCGACAGCGAGCGGCCGCACCGTCACCTACGTCGCCAGCCGCTCCGGCGACACCGGCCATGCCGACGTCGCCTGGGCGATCATGCACGTCCTCATCAACGAGCCGCTCGACGGCGAGCTGAGCTCCAAGACCGCAACCATGGAGATGTTCTAATGAAGCAGCTGCCCATGATGTCCGGTGTCGCCGGCGAGCTCGCCAGCGACAATGCGGCGTCGATCGACGGCCAGGTGGTCGCCCGATCGGTCGGCGAGTCCGACGGCAGGGCGCCGCGCGGATCCGTGCAGGCCTTCTCGTTCGGCGATGCCGAGCCCGTGCTCGATCGGCGCGAGATCCTCGGCTATGTCGAGACCTGGATCAACGGCCGTTGGTATGAGCCGCCGGTGTCGATGCACGGCCTGGTCCGCGCTTTCGACCTGCCCGGGCCGCACTCGAGCTGCATTCACCTCAAGGTGAACATCCTCGCGTCCCACCTGCAGCCCTCGCGCTGGCTGAGCCGGTCGAGCTTCCGGCGCTGGGCGCAGGACTTCCTGGCGACGGGCAACGGCTATCTCGAGCGGCGGGACAACCTGGCGAACCGGCCGCTGCAGCTGGTGCCGAGCCTGGCGCGTTTCACGCGTCGCGGCACCAAGGAGGGGACCTACTTCTTCGTGCCCGGATGGAAGCAGGAGCACGAATATCCGAAAGACCGGATCTTCCACCTGCTCGAGGAACATCCGAGCCAGGAGATCTACGGCATCCCGCAGTTTCTTTGCGCCCTGCAGGCGGGCCTTCTCGGCGAGGCTGCGACGCTGTTCCGCCGGCGCTACTACCTGAACGGAAGCCATGCCGGATTCGTGTTCTACCTGTCGGAGCCGAGCATGAACGACGATGACGCCCAGGCGATCCGCAAGGCGCTGAAGGAATCGAAGGGGGTCGGCAACTTCCGCAACCTGTTCCTGCACGCGCCGAACGGGAAGAAGGACGGCGTGCAGATCATCCCGATCAGCGAGGTGGCGGCCAAGGACGAGTTCCTGAACATCAAGCTGGTGAGCCGCGACGAGATGCTCGCAGCGCACCGGACGCCGCCCCAGGTGGTCGGCGTGGTGCCCGTCAACAACGGCGGGTTTGGTGACGTCAGCAAGGCAGTGCTGGAATTCGTCAGGCTCGAGATCGTGCCACTGGCGATGCGATTCTTGGAGGTCAACGACTGGATGGGCGTCGAGGCGCTGCGCTTCCCGGTGCTCGAGGAGCTCGCGAAGCAGCCGATCGGGATCGCGTCGCCGGCGGCGCCCGTGAACTAGGTCGTAAACTCCAAGCAAGCGAACGACCGCTTACGACCCATTGCGGACATACGAAGCTGCACCATTCTAGCCCTTGGTGGACATGTTCGGGCTGGCGGCCGCGCACCAGATCGCCTCGCTCTCCAGTTTAGCGAGGTTGGAGAAGTCTGTCCGTCTCTGAGCGGCCTCCGCCTGCGCTTCCTCGGTGATCCGCTTTGCATAGCTCTCGCATGCCATGCCAATCAGAGGGCTGCCTCCGATGCACGCGTCCAATGCTCCAAGTGCAGGCGGCGGTAGGGACAGGAGAGCTTCATATGCAGGCTCAAACTTCAGCAAATTGTGCAGCCTTTTATTTGAGTGTCGCCGGATTGCTTCCCAAAGGAGGTTCGTTCCTTCATCACCTGCCCTGATCCCGTTCAAGTAGCGCTCGTGGCAGGAGACACCGAGCGACACATCGGGTAGACGTTCCTTGTCACTGATGAAGCTCAATCCGACTGGGAGCGAATACACCCGATCATATATACGCACGGCGACGCTAGAGGCCGTGTTCCCATCGGCGGCGGTGGTCCAGAACAGGGTGGAAGCAGCGCCCGCCAGCGGTGGTCCAAACAGCGCGCCAAGCAGCAACAAGCCCAAGATGCCGAGTAGTCTTCGTCTCCGCATCAATACTACCCTCAATCTTTGTCGGTCAGCAGTTTAGCGTCGGCCGGAATGTCTGCAATCCACCCATCTCGGACGTTCCGAGGTTTACAAGGCTACGGCCTAAGTCGCGTCCGTCGCCACCAGATAGATCGCGCCGTGTCGGACAGTCTTCTCGATAGCGCGGCGCGAAACCAGATCGTACATGGCTCGGTCGAGCTCACCGCCGCCGTGGGCGGGCAGCTCCTGCGCAAGGCGGCTTAGCGGCAAGCCCTCGGGGCCGAACCGGCGGACCAGCGACAGTACAGACTGGGCCAGATGGCTCGGATCGCGGCTGATCATCCTGCCCGTGTCGCTGAGCCCACGCTCCATGTTCAGCCCCTTCGCGAGTGCAGGACGCCCCTCCGGAATGTAATCGCGGCCGCCATGGTCGGCTATCCCCCTCTTGTTGTACCCGAGGGCGCTCCGTCGCCGCGTGGCACCGGCCCAGCGCTGGCGATCGCCGCGCGCACGGCTCTGGCCAGCATTGCCAGGTCGAAGCTGCCGTCGACCTGGGCCCAGCGGCCATCCTCGCTGCTCTCGACCGGATTGCCGCCGTCGAGCTCCTGCCGGCGCAGCTCCTCGAGCATGACAGCCGCGATCGCGTCCTCGTCCATGGCCGGACTCTCTTCCGCGGGCGGCCGACGGTCAAGGCGCCGCAGCCGAGGCCGCCGCTCGGCCGAGGTCGAAAATCCATGGCCCGGACCCGGGCGCCGCGCTTGCCCCCGCGCCTCGCCCGCTCGCTTTTGGTGTCGGTTTTGATGCAAACGGCCCGCGTCGCAGCCGGTGCGGGGCCAGCCAGCGGCGAAACGCGATGCCTCCTTGCCGGCGGGCCTGCCTTGCGGATCGACGCTCTACGCGGCTCGTAGGCGCCTGATTCCGGCTGATGCGGAATGATGCACCTAGACCGGGTTAGCGCGGTCCGCCGGCGCGGCGCCGATCGGAGGCTCCGGCGGCTCGAGGTCGAGCGGCCGAAGGCCTCGTTTGTTGACGGAGAGCGGATCGACGTCGGCGTCGATCAAAGTGATGAGGCGGGCATCGCGGGATTCTGCCGCAACGAAATAGCTGGGCCCGCGGCAGCGGCTAACCTTGCACTTGATTTCCTGGTCGACGAGGTTGAAATTCGGCCCGCGTTTCGCGGCGATCGCTGCGAGGTCGACGTCGAAGAACGTATCGCATCGCGCGCAGCCGACGCGCACAATGACGCCGCGCTCGAGCATCGTTCCGACTGTTCGGAACGAAATCGGCCAAATCCGCCGTTGGCGCGCCATAGATCCCTCCCGCCACAAGGAACGTAATCAGAACGGGCCGCTTCGGAAAGTGCTCTTGTCGGGCCAGGGGTCGCTAACTTCTGCCGCAGTGGCTGAAATCGAAATTCAGTCAGCTGCGATAGAGAACGGGCCGGCCCGTCAAGCTGGGCACCTTGGCGTGGTGCTGTTCGATTTGGACAAGGAGATGTACGGGCACGTGCTACACCGGCATGGTCGAAGGGCTCCAGGAGAAGATCGGCCGGTTTTCCTCCACCTCTCTCCCGATTCGCCCACGACATGTGCACCGGTAGGTAGCGACTCTCTTTCTGAGGACCGCGAGTCAGCCTATGGTCGAGGAATAGCGCAACCATTATCGTTCATCGAGAGCGGCTAAGGACGGGTAGCTTAACGGATAGAGCCTCCGAGGACATTGTAGGGGAAGGCGTCGCACCCTTTTCCTACCCTTGGAGTGGTGTCGGTTCAACTCCGGCCCCGTCCCCCATCTGCCGCCTAAGATGGTGCTTTCGTCGCCTTAGTTTCCGCCGATCGCGATCGCCGTCGCTGAATGCGAATATTTTGCACCGCGACCGGCCGCCGCTCCCCGCTGGGGAGCCTCCGCCGGCGCAGCCGGCGGTGCGGCGGTCGCGTTCGCGCCGTCGTTCGGTGGCTATTGCTGGGGGAGGGGAGGGTCACGAACCGATAAATGGCGCCGCGCGAAGCGCGTCCGCTTATCCTTTATCCCTTGGAACCCGGATTCATCGGCTTCAAGGCGTTCGCGCTCCGCATCTCCTTTAACCGCCTGAGCGAGGCCTTCGCCTCGTCGGTCAGGACGTCGGCCGCCGAGACGCGCGCCGGGCCGCGCATGGCCTTCAGACGGGCCGCGCGCTCCGCTGAGGCCTCGGCCTGGACTTCCTCGCGGCTCTTCGACTCCGGCGGCGCCTTGCCCAGAATCAGCCTCACCAGGCCAGCGGCGCGGCCCCTGAGCCTGAACCAATATGCGTTGCTGGTTTGATGGACCTGCGGTCCGGCGCCGTCATTATCGAGAGGTTCGGTGCGCCTGAGCCAGTCAAGGAAGCCGGCATCTCGGAGCCGTGCCAGGGCGCGGCCGACGGTGCTGACGCCCAGGTTCGCCTTCGCCGCGATAGTCGCGATCGCAGGTTCGAGGCGGCCCGTCATATTGTCGACGATCTCGATGAGAGCCTTGAGGACCTTGACCCCAGTCCAGCCGAGCTCGCCCATCCGTCGGCCCGCGGGCTTAGTCAGATCTTCGAATCGCTCGGCCGCTTTGAGCAGCGCCCTCTTGAACTTCCAGGCCTCCTCCCTCGTCTTGCCGAGCGGGCGCCAAATTCGGTGCTCCCGTTCGCCGCGGTGATAGCTGTTCCGCCAGACGCGCTGACCTGTGCGCTTCTTCGGCGCGCAGCCGGCGATTGTTCCGAATGGCGCGCTCATGACCGCGCCTCCCGGCCGGCGGCGCACATAAATCGATGTGCTAGTGCCGCGGCCCCTCGAGCAGCTGCTCCGCCGGGGGAAAGCCCTTCAGCAGCATGTCCGCCCATTCCTGCGCGATCTCGCGCCGGCGCGGCATGTAGGCGGCGCGGTTGTAGATTCCGCGAATCCCTTTCGGCTGGTGGGCCAGCATCCGTTCGATGACGTCGGCGTCGGCCGCACGATCGAGCTGGGCGGCGAGATCGTTCATCACCGAGCTGAAGGACGACCGCCAGCCGTGCGGGACGTGCTTCCCCTCCCAGCCCTTGATTCGCTTGTAAGCGTAGCTCAGCGCGTTCTCGCTGATCGGCTTGTGGGCTTGCCGGATGCTCGGGAAAAGCCAAGGCGCCCGGCCGGCGAGGCGCTGCGCCACCTGGATCACGTCGACCGCCTGCCGTGCCAGCGGCGCCAGGTGATCGAAGGCCTCCTGCTCGCTCTCGTCCAGCTCGAGCTTCATCCTCTCGGCGGGGATATGCCAGAGCGGAGCCTCGCCCTCGAGATCCTGGAACTCGCCGGTCCTGGGCGTGAACCGAATCACGCCCGGTCGTAGCGCGGTGAGCGCCACCAAACGGGAAGCGAGCTTTGTGACGGGATGCGACGGCGCCGCCTCGACCGCGCGAAGGAAGGCGCGCGCCTGATCGAGCTTCACCAGCGCCGGCATCCGCCGCGACTTCACCGGCTGCAGCACCGCCGCGACCGCGGCGGCCGGGTCCATCTCCACCAGCTCGTCGGCGATCGCCCGGGCGAATACCGACGAGAGGCGCCCGCGCACGCGGTGCGCAATATCGACCGAGCCTCGATCCTGAATCGCGAGCAGCAGCTTGCGCACATCTCCCGGCCGGACGTCGCCGATCGGCTTGCTGCCGATCGCCGGAAAAACATTCTTCTCGAGGCTGGTCAGGACCTGATCCGCATGCACCGGCTTCCAGAGCGCCGCCTGATCCGCATGCCACCTTCGGGCATAGGAATCGAAAGTCGGACCCGCCGCGCCTCCCGGGGCTGACTCGAGGCGCTTCTTCTCGCCCGGGTCGATCCCGTCCCGCAGCAGCGCACGGGCCTGGTCGCGCTTCTCCCGTGCCTTCTTGAGGCTCAGCTCTGGATAAGGGCCGAAGGTCAGTGTCTTTTCTCGCCGCGCCTCGCCGCCGCCGAATCGGTACTTCATCCGCCAAGATCTGTGGCCGGATGGCGCCACGTAGAGGTATAGCCCCTTTTCGTCGTGGAGCTTGTACGGCTTGGCCTGCTTGCTGGCCGACCGGCACCGGAGCTCGGTCAGCAT